GTCACGCATAGGACTACTCGTCTGGTAACCCTTGAGGCGATCCTCTGCATCAATAGCCATACCGATCTTCACCCACTCAGGCCATGCTTTGTTTGTGATGACGTAGACAAAACCTTCTTTGGCGCTTGTGAAGTTTTCTAGGCTTGAGAAGGCAGCTTCGTTGAAAGACTTGTACCGTCCGGCCTTCCAGAGTGGATGACTCTTGGGGATGTACTCACCGTCAACAAACATACGTCGATTGTTTTTTCTGTTGTGTGAGGCAAGCGTTTGACGGTACCCTGACGGGCTGTGATACCAAAGTTCACCATCTGTATCTTTAATCATTCCCATCTAGCAGTTCCTTTAGTTCTGTGTAACCACCGATGTAGTTACCTTTGTTGTCCCATATCTGGGGTAAAGTACCTATACCAGCTTTCTTAAGCAATGTCAATAGCCACTTACTACTTGGATCGTCAAGTGAGTAGGCCGTGAAGCCTACCCTTTTCTCTCGCATTAAGTGTTTTGCTTTGGTGCAAAACTTACAGTATGGTGTGCTTAAGATAACATACATCATACTAAATCCACGATTTCACATGAGTCACCTGAACAGGCAAGTGTCTGACTACCAGCTGTATTGTCTTCTTGCTCGTAGTCTGACAACTCACCCCAATTAATAGAGGTTGGCATAACAGACAGAAGAGTGTCGTAGTCTGACTTGCCACACTCTTGGTAAGGTGCTTGCTGGTATGTGTGTTCGTTGAATGGCAGGAAGGATACCCCACTCATTTCATCAAAGTGCTCATACACAAATGCACCCACAGCAAACCATTCGCCNGAACGGACATTGATTGTCACCGATGGNTTATGCTCACACCATGCTCGTTGATAAGCTAACCACATCTCCAGCTGTTCAATAGCAGTCATGTCAGCAGTGACAATAGCGTTGTCTGGTGCCTTCATAGGAAAACTAAACACTGTAGTCTGGTCTGGCTTCATTACATCTGGTTGATTAGGGATACCTTGATCCTTCATAAACTGTGTCAAGGGGTCTTTGTTGTCTCCTCGAACGGTTCGGATGTAGTAGTCACTGTGTCGGGCGTGAATCCCAGAGGCTGAGTCAACGAGTTGGCTGACTGTTCCCGATGGCTTAACACAGCTAATAGCAGCAGCAACAGGAATACCAAGGCGGCCAGCCCACTCAGCGTTAGTTTCAACGGCAATACATTTAAGATGTTCAAGGGTTTTCTCCAGTCCTGCGTTCTTAGTTGTCATTAACGGGTTGTCCATGATGCCTGTCATAGACACACCCAGTAGTCTTTCTTCTTCTGTATTTTTCTGCCACACCTTACGGAGGTATGGGAACTTAGTGAAGGAAGATTGAATAGTACCAAGGATGGTAGCTATACGAACCTTTCTCTCTAGGTCTTCGACAGTATCCGTTGCCCGTACCACNACTTCACTGAGGTTACAAAATTGTCCACCTGTACCTGCAATAGGTTGCCCGTTCTTATCAATCTTTGGTCCTCGTAAAATTATCTCCGAACATGGGTTGGTCCCGAACTCATAATTAGGATCACGCCGTCCATTCTTAGCAGCCTGTTTCTTAGCGGCCTGTCTATTGAAGATACCACGTTCACCTGAACCGCTCTCTACTAAGGCCATCCACTCCCGCATAAAGGACAGGCTGTCTGGCTTCTCAGTGTAGGACACAGAGTTGTTAGCCAATGCACGTTGAGGGTTGTTCTCCCACCACGCACCTGACTTAGCATGGCGCATACGGTCATCACTCAGGTTAGACAAAGAGATCATAGCTGAGCGTCTCACGCCGCCTACGATAACCACTTCACCGATCTTACACATGATGTCGTGACATTCGATAGACGATAGCTTACGCCCCTGTGCTTCCTTAAAGGTACGAATGGTGAAGTTGAACAGATCAATCAAAGGTGCTGGGCCAGAGGCACGACCACCGAATGTCTTCAAACGAGCACCAGCTGGACGAACCTTAGACACATCCCACTTAGGGATTTCACCACTGTAGAGGAGTGCAATAACTTGACGGAAAGCTTTAGCCCAACCTTCCTTACTGTCCTTAACGACAATGATCGTGTCACTCTCGAACAACTCAGGGACTTCTGGCAGATTACTGATGAACTGTCGCTCGACACTGAACCCGACACCAGTACCGCAGAGAAGAATGAACATAGCCTCGTCGAAGGCCTTAAGGTCATCTACGGGTAGGTAAGAGCAGTTGTACCCCGCTGTATTGTCACGTGCTAATGCAGGGCCAGCTGTCATCATTGCCCTCATAGATGGCATGACATCCAGAGACAAGATGGCCTGTTCAATATCTTTAGTGTAGCTGTCTTTACCGATCTTAGGGTAGACTAAGTTCTCCATGTAACGAGACACTGTCTCACCCCATGTCTCCCGGCGTCCCTCTTCATCTAGCCACCGTGCATATCGTGACTTGTGAATAAAGGATTGGTAGTCTGTTGGTAATAGGTTGCTCATTAGCCTCGCCCTCGCATAGTTTTATCTTCTTCTAACCAGACCATCCGGTCAATGTCTTCTCGGCTAATGCCAATGTCCTTCAGTTCCCGGTCGGACAATCTGTTAAGTATCTTGACTGCCTCCCTATGCTCTGACCACATAATGCAGTATCGCATGAACCTGACAAAGATATTGTTTACCCACTTCTGTTTCATCTGTTATCCCCTGACCCTTTAATCACACCACGTTTAGCCCGACTGTTTAGTTTATCCATATTGCTTTCTAGTACCTCAGGTAAATTACTATAGAAGTAATTAGCTAAGGCTGTCGTGTAAAACAAAACGTCACCTAACTCTTTGATAATTTCTTTCTGGCTAACCTTGGTGTCATCACGAAGATACTTTTTAATCTTCTCAGCTACCTCGCCAGCCTCACCGACTAGGCCTAGTGTATTCTCCACCAATCGTTTCTCACCTCGCGTAACAACCTTACCCTCTACCCAGTATGAGTATTCCATAGGTGTTACATTGACTATGTTGAAAGCGTCTATGTCTTCTTGTGTAATCATTCTTCCCATCCTTGTATTTCTTCTTCTTCGTTATCCGTGTTAATGAAGTCGTCTATATCTAAGAGACCTTCTTCGTATAGCATCATAAACACTTTGAACTTAGTTATCTCTGCATTATCTAAGACGTATTCTATCTCAAAGTCTTCGGCCAGAACTGCTATCTTATCCTCTACTGTTAACATTGTCAAGACCTTTTCTCCTTAATCCATGATAAAGGAATTGTTTCCTTGGCGTACTGAAACCCATGCTTGTCACACCAATCCCCATAGGTACTCTTAGAGAGTTTACTCAAACGAGCCTTAGGATTAGTGAAGACAAACCTGATGTCTAGTTCTGGGTTTTGTTCCTTTACCATCAATTGTTTGACCCTGTCTGACGGAATGAACCGTCCTTTCGTTTCAATTATAATACCATTAGGTAGTACAAAGTCCGGTGTGTAAGTTCTAATTCGTAAGTCTTGCCACTTAACTTTAAGTGTTTCGTACTCGAACTTTACTTTGTGTTTCCTTAGGTACTGCGCTGTTCTCTTTTCTAAGCCTGATCTGTATCGCATTTGGGCGGCTCCCATAGTTGTTCGGGGTAACGTCGTAACCAGAGTAGTCTAGCGTTCTCCACCACCCGATCTTCTTCACCACCGTATTGGTGCAGACACTCAAGGTAGAAGTCTTGTTCAGTTTTACAATCAGCTAAAATCTTCTCAGCTTTTTTAGGGCCAATCCCATACAAACCTACGATGTTATCTGCCCGATCACCCGTAAGGATTTGCTTGTAGAAGAACTTCATTGCCTCAAATACTGTGACCACTGTGTGTACATCCTTAGTGGGGTTGTAGTGGCGACAGGGAATCTGTAGCATGTCTTTGTCTACTGACACAACGATAGCCTCAGGTCCGACGTTAGTAGCAGAGATAGCTATAAGGTCATCAGCCTCTTCGTTCTTAGAAACAATTGCACTCCAAGCTTTTATCATGTGCTTGCGAATAGCCTCTAGGTGTTGGGGCTTCTCGACATTCTTACGGTTACCTTTGTACTCATGTGTCTTAGCTATGTTAAAACGAAAGTTACCCTTACCTGTCAGGAAAACCTTATTCTTCTTCTCGTTGTACTCAGAGGTACAGGCATAGATTGACCACTGCAATAGGTCGTCTACCTTGTCGAGTGCATCTTCAACTTCCTGATCCTCACAGGAAAATGCAGCACGGTAGGCAAAGATGTCACCATCAATTAAAATCTTAGGCTTCCCCATTGTCCGGCTCCTGTTCTAGGTACGTCTGTCGTTCTTTGATTAGGTGTACCACATCTTCAACACTAACGTCGGGGCAATCCTTTAGAGCAACGACGATACTATTTAAGTCACTCGCTGTGTACGGCGTGTGTTCAGCTAGAACTGAGTTATCAAAAGCATGGTCTCTCATAGGTTTCTTCCCATCATTAACAGCACTACGGTAAATTGCTCGTAGTCTTTCCTCTTCGCTAAACCGTCTTATCATTGTCTGTCTCCCAGTACAACCCCGTCTTAACGAGTGACACAAAGCCCACGTTAAAGATAGCAGCGAATGTCTCAGGGTCACACTCTACCTGCAACGTAGCACTACCATCCTCATGCTCAGTTATTTCAGTTATCTTGACTTCACTCATTCATCATCCTCCGTCAGTGCATCCCATGACACAGGGAATAGTTCAATCATCTTGCGGTCAATCTGTTGTGCTACTACCCGTGTCTCTGCCTGTGTGTCAGGCTTGCAACGTAGGTTACACATATCAGCAAAAGCATCAAGGCTACCCGACCAGTACCACTCTGTCATGTGGTTCAGAGGAAGAATACCCCTTGCTTGCTCTTCACAAACACCTGTCTGAAGTAGGTATCTGTACTGTTTAACTGCTTCGATGTGAGCATGACGGATAACTTCGTCCTGTTGTATACTGAGTATCAAAGCTTCACCACTACCCTGTTTCTTATCTTTGGTAGCGGCACGTAACTTAGGTTGGTAGAACTCTGGTTCATCCTTGACATACCTGCGGCTGATCTCGTTCCAACGTAGGAACTTATGCTTGACCAACTGACGCGCTACAAACACTGGTGCCTTGATGTGGAAGCTGGCAAAGCAATGGCCGAATGGGCTGATGTGCTTGTGCTTGGCAAGGTAACGGATCAGCTTATCATCTTTAGCCTTCAGCTTGGGTGGCCCCCAAGGATCGTCTTCCATCTCGCTTGTCTTACCAAACGATACCCTTGCTGCGTTGGCTACGGTCAAGTCGCTGCCCATGTGGTCAATGTATGTTGTCTTAATCATCCACACGCACCCCTATGCAAGATATAGTTTCAGTAGGATTGTTAACTAAGACCGATGCAATTCTTAACTCAGCCTCACAAATAGTTTCATTAGCGAAGGTACCTAAGTGGTGGAACCTGATACCTTGGTCTGGTGTTGTATTAAACCAGATTAGTAAGTAGATTATTTTCATTTAAACAACACCTTCTAAGGTAAGAAAAAGGACAGGGCCGAAGCCCTGCCAGTTGAGGGAAACTTTTAGGCAGCTTC